TGAGGTTAGCTGGTAGGGTAGCAAGCCCTCGGGGTGGAGTAGAGGGATCAAATCCAATTCTGCAACCTCTTCAACAGGATTATCGGAAACGATTATCTGTTTGAATTTAAGCTGATCGTCTGACCAATGGGTTAGTTGCCATTCCTCGCGGAACTTGCCAAGCTGGATACCAGCATCGGCCATTTGCCTTTTGAATAGTTCCTTGTCCTCACCATAGACTTTCCAAAAAGCCTGAGTGATCGGAGCTTTCTTGAGCAGGCGCGGCCCTCGCTTTGTGTGCAGCTGCATGGGGTGCGACCATTCAACTGTTGCCATGAGATCGTTTATGTTCATGTTTATTTAATAGTCAATTTGCTTTCACCTTCAGCTCTTTGCAAAAAGCATTTACCTATTGCAAGCGGCGGGGTATTTAAACCATACAGAGTTTTTTCAATTTCATGGTTTTGAATAACTTTTTTGCTCTTGATATTTTTCGTAAACACCTTTACGCATTGCCAAGCTCCATAGTTATTCCCTTGATCGTCTAAGATCAAAATTCCTGTGTGATTTGGCAGACCAATATATTGCGTGTTGTTTATTTTAAATGTAACGAATATTTTCATTTTGTGTGTTTTAGGTTATGTTTATGTTGTTATGTTGTGGAGGGAAATTTATTGACAAGCGAAAGTGTATGGAATAGAAAAGGGTATGAAGCAAGAATATAATGCAGAATCACTCGGAACCCGTCGAAGGAAGTGGGATGTGGCGAAGATCGAACAGCTATACATGGCGGGTGCGGAGCTTGGTGACATTCTCAAGACCGAGGAGTTTTCCAAGATGTCGAAGAACTATCTGAAGAATTTGATGGTGCAAGGCCGATGGATTTCCAAAAGGCTTAGATTGCGTGAAGATGTAGCAAATACTCTTGCGCCAAAAATGGAGGACGTGATGCGGAGGGAAACGGAGAATCACTATAATTTCATGCTGAGTCAGATTTCCGAGGAGAGAAAGCAGATTGAAATACGGAACAAAAGCGGGAACATTAAAGACCAAGCCGGAAGGTTGGATGTTCTCGCGCAATATGAGAAAATGGCAACGAGAGCCTTGGGACTGGATGAGAATAACCTTCACGATAGAAAGGGTTTAAATATAAATGCCATGATTTCTCTCCATGTGGAAGGGCCGAAAAAGGCAGTCGATATTGATATTGTTCCCGTGGAATGTTCCAATGCTGTGGAGGGGGAGTTTGAACCCGTGGAAGGGCAACAATAGGTAGAGCAAAATCGTGTCATAAAAAAGTATTTACAAAAGGCAGAATAGGATTGGACTATTTCTGCCCCTTGTGGAGGGTTATTTATAGACTTGGCCGAGACTTTCCAGATAACGATACATGGGCGTGCCTATAGGTATCATTCGATGAACCCCGTCGCGCCTTATCCATTCGCAATCCTGTAGCTTGCCCTTGGCATCGAACCACGCCGAGCAATGGCCGGAAAAGTATGGCGAGGTTACTTTGTGGAGGGCGAATCGTCCAAGAATCCCGCCAGCGGGGAAAGTTACTTTTTGGATTTTCACGCTTCCCCCCTTGCTTTGGCGATTGCATATTTAGCTTTCCGAATTGCTTTTTCAAGAGCATCTGTTTTCAATTCGAGTGTTTGCATTTTGTTGTGTTGTGTTGGGTTTATTGTGTTGTGGAGGGAAAAATCTTGTGGAGGGTTATTTAGTTTCCAAGGTAGAAGTAAATCTTCCCATCGTCGCCTTTGAAGATGTTTGAAGGGGCTTGTCCCTCGCTTTGCATTTCCTCGGCCTCTTCCCAGTCAATTTCCCCCAAAGAATCCGCGCCTAATTCGCGCACATCCCCAGCAATCCATTGCAAGAATAGAGCGTTTAACTCATTATCACTCCATGCCGCAATTTCCTCCCGATTCCATCCGCCACTTTCACGCGCAAAGTCACGCATAGCTTGCAATTTTTCGGGAGTGTTGAGGGGTGGAGAGGAATTTAAAGCCTGCTTTTTTGAGGCATTCCAAGTGTTTTGACCTGCATTTTCTCCACCCTCAAAAGCAGAGTGTGAGAGTGTGAAGCAATTCATTTCTGAAAATGTTGTAATTTCAATTTCCATATTATTATTTTGTTAGGTGTTTGGTTTGTTGCGGAGGGAAAAATCTTGTGGAGGGATTATCGGAAACGATCAAAGCCGCAGGAATGCGCGAAAGAAAAGAGGAAGGGGCATTATAGCGGAAAGGTAATAAAAACGCGATAGCGGGGCGCATAGAGCAAAGCGGGAACGGATGGGACGTTTCCCGCATAGTGTGGAGGGGATTAAAGAAGGGAGCGCATCATTTTTCGGCCTGCCGTCAAAGTATCGGGACATTCCCAAACATGAACACCGCCAAGAAAGCCGCGAAGATGAAAAGCCCCGTGTTCCTTGGAAAGTGTTAGCCTGTTGTCATCGTCCTTTTCTTTTCTTTCGACATAGCCACAAGCGAAAGCATAAGGCGTGAGTTTTCCGTTTTTAATAGTTAGTTTCATGATAGAATAAAGATCAGGATTGCGCCGACTGTGGAAAAGACAAGCAAAAGACCGAAAAAACGATTCTTTGCGCGATTATACTGAAGAGAAGAGTAAAGTTTATTCATAAGAAAAGAAAAGCGGGACGGATTGAACATCCCGCTCATTGGTTAAAGCTAGTGATTAAGAAAAAACCAGATACCGTTGTCATCTTCGCTCGTTGCGTAGTCATAACGAAGGCCGCAATCCCATGAAGCTTGCCAGTCGATGACAATCCAGCTTGGCATATCTTTGGGGATGTCTCCGCAGTCCGCGGCCATGCGTTCCGCAAACTCTGCGAAACTGTCAGCCGTTCCGTGAAAAGCATCCCGTGCTTGTTCAAAGGTCAATCCATCGCTGCCGATAGCATCGCAGTATTGAGCCAATAATTGCCTGTCATCCTCGCCTAATTCCAGCCAGTCCCACAAGGCGGAATCAAAGCCGCTTTCACTGTAAAACTCACGGGGGAAGTTTTGGAAGGATTGAAACATAAACTCGGGGTCTGACTCATCGGAATGTAGCAACCGGCAAGCTTCATAAAACGAGTCTTCATCGTGGCCCTCAAGACTAAGCCAAGCCCCGCCAATACTCCCGCTGTTATATTTGTTATACGTGCCGATATAAACGGCTGGTTCTTCGTCGCTGATAGTTTTGTTTTCTGTGGTGTTCATTTTATTATGTATTCTATTAGGTTTTGGTTTGTGTTATCGGGGGAACTTAATGAGCAAGCAAAGGCCCATTTTTTCGGGCGTAAAATGTGCCGGGAAAATAATAATAGCGGACGTGGATATAATACCCATCCTCCCCGCGTATTTTCCGAGCAGAATAATCGGGCCTTTGGCGCTGATAATGCCCCAAGTAATAGGTGCTGCCATCAAGTTTGTTTTTTGCTGCGAGAGCCTCGGCCCGTGTGTCGTAGATATAGATTTTCATTTTGTGGTTTGGCTTGTGTTATTCTTCGTCTTCGATTTCAATGTGGGTGATGTGGTCCGCGTCAAAAGGCATGTCGGCTCCGTCTTCCGCCTCCGCTTCAAAGTTTTCGAAAAGGTAAAAAACCTTTACGGCTTTTCCGTCGATCGAACCACGCTCTTCCCACTCCTGTTGATTTTCCTGGGCGTATTGGCCGGGGAGGATGCGACAGGTTCCGAATGCTCCGTCGGGGGATGGAATGAATTTTGAATTTGCGGATTTAATTTCGTTGATGTCGGTAATTTTCATATTTTTAATTTTTGGTTTTATGTTATCGGGAGGCTATGTCGTCTAATGCATCCGCAATGATGTTTGCAGACCACGCATCAGGCAGCATGGTTTCAACCTTATCGATGACATCCTGCGTCTCCCCGTGTTTGTCAATGTATCGGATGACAGCTTGCAATATTTCTTCGTAGGTTTTCATTTTTAGGTTTTTCTATTTGGGTTTAGTTCTGGGTTGAGATCTGGGTTGAGATTAACTTTGCAAGAGCATCAAAAGCCGATTGCAATTTTTCCGTTGGTTGGTTGGCTCTTTTCGCGTCAATAAGTTTAATGTTCAGTGCTGCGAGTTTCATTTTTAATGTATAAGTTTGATTTTTGGTCATCTTCAATGTGGGTTGATTCCGCAATGGCATTTTACCAAAGCGAAAAGTTTTTTTATCTCAAAGAGCAATTTGTGATTCAGTCCACAGAGCCACATTCAATGGGCTTCCGCAGTCAGCACGCGCACACTATCGCAAATATTCCGCAAGATGTCAACAGATTTTTATTTATTATTTTTAGATAAGGGCAAGCAATTCTCGTGCCACTCTTCTATCGGCATATAGCGATATTTACCATACTGAGTATGGCAAGAACATCATTAGCAGGTCTTATGCCATAGCTATATCGCTATGCAGCGATGTTTGCCATATTGCGTATGGCATAGCATTTCCCGCAACCGAAAATCACTCTGCCGGCTATCGCCTCAAATATCGATTGCTCCCCAAAACTCCCCATGCCACTATCCCGCCCGATTAAAACAAACGCGATATGGGGCAACGTAGCGCAAAGATTATTGCAAGTCGCTTGCATTATGCGCTTCTCTTAATGAGACTAGTATCTTCTGATAATATCAGTAGTAGTTCCTGAGATATTTTCAGTCGCAATAAGACCTGCCATCACGCTCGACGCTGTGACACTGGCAATGCTCAACGCTATACTAAGCAGGCCGAGGCACAAGGCAGGGCCACAGCTCCAAGGAATCTCTTATTATACTGCAAGCCGACCCCCTGCCCCCCTCCCCTACACAGCCCAACTTGCAGATGCTGCAATCGTAATACCCCTCCTCAGAGAAAAACTGCCTTTTTGTATGTCAATAGAAAGCTATGGACAGGTGTTATATGATGCTCATGTGCAATTATCGTTAACGATAGCTATTCGTTTTGAGGCTATGTCAAAGTATGTTTTGTCTAGTTCTATACCTATGAAGTTGAATTTCTCTAGCATCGCGGCTTTCCCTGTTGAGCCTGATCCCATGAACGGGTCTAGCACGGTTCCGTTTGGCTGGGTCACTAAGCGGCAGAGGTAGCGCATGAGGTCGGTGGGTTTCATGGTTGGATGGGTTGAACCTTCCCGATCCCGCTTGCTTGCTTTAGGCACATAAAAAAAACGGGCGGCGGAGCCGGTGTCGGCATAGCCCGTTGTTCGGGCGCTGCTGACAATCTGCCCAAACTGGCTACCGCGATCTGTGCCGGGATGGAGTGTTGCGCTGCCCGGCTTAGTATTCGGAAACAGCCCCACCACCTCGTCGCTGCCGTCGTGGATCAGGTTGGCTGGCCATCTTCCAGCGTTCAACTGCGTTATTTCGCAAGCTCCGTGTAGCCCTGCCCCATAAATGCCATTTCCATCACCTTGATGCTTGCTCCCTTTTGCAGTTCCGCCATCCGTCCACACCCTGCACCCATCCACATTGATTGCCCCCGTGCCCCACGCCAGCACGTTCGCAGCTACCGTCTTTTCACCGAGAGGCTTTCGGGCGACGGTGATCGGCTCCAGCGAGGGCTTGAGGGCGGTTCCCCATCCGGCCCATTGGCGTGCGGCTTCGGTGGCGTACAACATCGGCACTTCTGGGCTCACTTCGTAACTACTGCCATTGCCGACGATCCCACCGCCGTGGCGCGCGCTCTTCCCGATGATCTCGGTTCGCTCCGCCCCCGCCGCCTTGTCAATCGCCTTACTCACGTCCAGACTTTTTGGGAAACCTTGTCCATATACCCACGCGATCATATCCCGAATCTCAAAGCCAGCATCCTCGATCCTCACCGCCATCCGATGCTGCGTGCGGGTGCCTGCGAACGCCAGCAGGCAGCCGCCCGGTTTCAACACCCGCAGGCACTCGCGCCATATCGCCTCACTTGGCACGTCGTAATCCCATTTCTTACCCATGAAATTTAATCCGTAGGGTGGGTCTGTAACGATTGAGTCAACAGATGACTCTGGAATTGTTTTAAGTTTTTCAAGGCAGTCGCCGTGTATTAGTGTTGTATTCATAGTATCGTTACAGATAGCTTTTTGAGTAATTCATTTATTTTTCGCCGCGCTTGATTAAGATCGCATTGCAGAACAGTAACTTCCATGTTATCACAACTCCATTTAGCGGTTGTCTCTTTATGGGCTTTTATCTCAGCGTTCAATTCCATCCTCAACTCGTCGCGCTCGCGCTCTAGTATCCTACATAGATGAACTATTGGGTTTTCAAACGTGATTTTGTTCACCCCATCCCACGCATCTTCCTGTAAGAATTTGATATGCTTGTTGTCTTTTACGCATTTATCCGTTTTAGGTGTGTTATTTATTTCAGTATTCATGTTATTGGTTACGATAATCGTTGCAAGATGCCCAGCCTTGTCTGAAGGCTACGCAGATTAGTTCTTGTGAGAATAACCAGACGTTGAAGTCTTCGTATTTCTCGGTTAGGTAGGGGTAGTAGTTTAGGAATGCTTGGTGGCAGGCGGTCATCGTCTTGTTATCATTTCTATAATGAAGCAGGTTGTTACTATGCTCCATGCTATTATTAGTGCTAAGATTTCGTCGCTCATAATTTGATTAGTGTGACTCCCATTTTTTCTGCTATCTCTAAGGCTATCGGGTCGGATTTGTAAATATCTTTGTAGAGGACTCTCTTTATCTTATAGGTGGCTATGGTCTTTAGGCAATCTCTACATGGGAGCAGGGTGGATACCAGTGTCTTTCCTTCGCCCGGACTTGTATATCTCAGGGCGTTCTGTTCTGCATGGATTACATACTTCCTTCTTTCTTCTCTGTCTGACCAGTCTTCTTCTACACCTTGAGGGAATCCATTATACCCTACAGAGGCTATGGAATGGTCTTCTCGGAGGATCACCGCGCCTACTTTACACCATGGGTCTTTAGACTTCTTAGCCACTACCTCTGCTATGCTCATTGCGTATTCATCCCAGTTCATAGGTAGTAAGCGGTTCCGTAGCACCCTGACTCGGCGAGTTGGATTGTTTTACCTTCTTTACCTATCCATTGATCTAACTTCTCTTTTGTTAGTTCTACTGGATGCCCGTCATGCGCTGGCACATTGATCCACTCAAAGATTCTTAGTGTCTTTGCTGACTTTAGTGCGTTTTGAATGATTAGCTCTGGATCGTCTGTATGCTGGAGGCAGTTGTATATCCAGCACTCATCAAATCTATCGTTACTGATAAAATCCTCTCCACGGGATACCATCACATTGATATTCTTAATGGAATACCTTAAGAACGTCCAAACTGGATAATTAATCGGATCAACTACCAGTCCTTTATTAAGATTAAGTGTCTTGAGAAGCATGGATGTCGGGCCGCCGCCAATATCAACAATGGATTTACCCTCTACATCAAACGAGTAGCCAACTTGCTTCAATCCCATATAGCGAGCATAAACATAGTGCTTCTGATCCTCGTCAAATGTATTACAGCAATCTCCCCAGTAGTTTGATTCAAATGTGTAGTCACTCATATTTATTTCCAGTCTGTAACTATTGCTTTAAGTTTCCTCAATGTGCAGTCATCCCCATCGGCAAGATGTCTGTTTTCTTCCAATGTTTCTCGTATTACATTGATTACTTCATCGCGCTCTTTAATAGCTCGCAACACGCCTAAAGCAATCTCCCTTCTTTCACTTGGCATTCCCATCACTTCAATGAGTGACAAGCACTTTATCTCATCTGTAATTGTTGTGTCACTCATATAATACTTGGATAGAACCTCGTCATGGCATCAATGCCGTTTCCGTTTGCATACCATCCTGCGCCATCATAGACATCAAGGACATCGCTGAAATACTTTTCATACAGAGGCGCAACCTTCTCCAGCGTGAAGTTCTCGCCAAACTTGCGGCAGTCATACGGGTTGATCTGGTCGATATTTGCGACCGCATCTACATAGTCACCCATAGTGCGGCAGCGGACTCCTGTAATCCCATGCAAGTTATTCTCGGTGAATGACCCCCAGTCTGAGGTAATAGTAGGTGTGCCAGAGAGTAGGTTTTCGATCTGGACTCCTCCGAATGGTTCTACATACTGACTTGGGACGAAAGATGCCTTTGCCTTCGCCATGAGCCTCTTTCTGGTAGGAACATCAGCGTATCCTACATACTCTACATGGTCTGGTAGCTCGTAACCTTCCTCTTTTTGCCCTGCTATTACCAGCTTAACCCCTGCCCGTTTTGTGGCATCTATAGCAATATCCACACCTTTTCCGCTATATACCCTACCCAGATAGAGAAAGTAATCTTCTTTCTGGTCACAGAAGTCGAAGTCTTCTTTGTCGAAGTAGTTTGGGATGACCACGGCATAGTTATCTTGCTGGCAATTCCCTACTGCCTGCATTCCGCAGAACGCATGGTAGATCGCGTAGGATTCAAATACCTTCCACCTTGCCCAGTGTCCGCCTGCATATCCTATGCCCGGCTCAACTGTGATTAGGTCAGGATGCGCGTCACAGATAGGACGAACTCCGCTTCCCCAGAAGGGTAGGATGAAGTCATTCTTCTTCTTTCGCTGCCCGATTGCCTTAATAGCATTTCGGTAGAATGTTTGGTAGGCATGGTCATTCGTATTGAACTTGAAGAATGTCTTCCTCCAGTCATGTGATCCATAGCTTTTATTGAAGTCATCGTTTGTCAGGACAGAAACGTGTTCTGTGCAGATTAGATCGGAGTCTTCGTGGCCGTAGTGGATTACTTCGTGGCCGCGCTCGGTCATCATTTTCCCGAACTTCACTACTTTTTGGGTGTAAGCGCAGGCGTTGAATTCCTTGCTAGTCACTGTATGAGGAAGCGAAAGAACGTGGAATCTGAATTTATCGTTACCGATACTCATA